AAGAACTGCACTTTGCCCGGAACTTTTTATTGGAATTTCTATTGAAGTTGGCTCGTGTGCCAGTCGAGATGCCGATGAATACTTTGCAACGGCAAGACTCGCTTCTTGTTGAATTTGCTCCAATGTTTTAGAATATGAACTATCAGCAGTAGCAACTAAGCCCTTCGCCAAGGGCTTTTTTATTTGGGGTCTCATAGCGATTCCCCTCTTAGCAACTTTGCAATATCTTCAACTGCAAACTGCAGTCTACCGCCTATCTTTACTGGCTTTGCACCATGAAAAGAGCCTGTCTGGCAAATCTTCTTTCTAATTGTCTGGACTTGGGTATTGGTTACCAGTCCGACCTCTGTCGCCAATAGTAAATCTCTGCCATTGGCAATCTTTCGCAAACCATCTGGAATTTCTGTGTTCATCATTTACTCCACACATAAAGCAGTTGATTCCTCGCCACACGGGGGAATCTAGTCTTGTCTTGTTGTGTAAAGGCACTTAAGGAAGTGCAACTTCGATGAAACTTTTATCTTATGTAGGCATATAACTTCATGCCATGGATTAATTGTAAACAACTATTCCAGTTTTTCAATGTATGGTCATGTTTATTTAAAAAAATAATTTGTTACTACGGGTACTATATTACTAAAAATAGTTTATAATGTAAACATATTTTTTTAAATCTTAAAATACAACAAGGAAAACACACAATGACACCAGATGAAATCAAAGAAAAATTACGCGTGATGAACATTAGCAAAGTAGCGGAAGAATCGGGCGTGTCGCGCAATATGCTGCATCGATTTTTGCACGATCAGTTTAAAAAAGAAAAAACACCTTACGAGCGAACCGTTGAACGCTTAGCGCAATATTTAGGAAAATTATGAATGATTTAATTGAAGCCATAAGAGCAACAGGCATGAACCCGCCTACTTATATAAAGCAAGGCGAAATCACGCGATTTTCACCGCGTGGCAAGTCCGACAAAAGCGGGTGGGTATCGTTATTTGCTGACGGAATGGGCGGAATGTTTGGCGATTGGGCAAGCGGTGAGCAACATTATTGGTTTGCAAACGGCACACGCAGCGCATCAAACGATTACGAACGCGAGCAAGCTATTGAGAAAGCCAAAGAAGAACGGGATTTTGCTTACAGCAACGCAGCGTTTAACGCTCAGGAGCTGTATGCAAAACTCCCACACGCTTTAGATCATGATTATTTGACGCGCAAAAATGTCAAATCACACGCAGCACTGCGCATTTATGACGGCAAACTCGTTATTCCTGTTTATGGCGTGGGTGGTGAAATCCAGTCATTGCAATATATTGCCACAGACGGCACAAAACGCTTTTACACGGGCGGTAAAATGCAGGGCGGTTACTTCACTATTGGTGAGCCGTCCGACATGGTAATCATTGCCGAAGGTTTTGCCACCGCTATGACAATCCACGAAGCCACAGCACAATGTGTTGTGGTTGCGTTTAACGCTGGGAATTTAAAGTCAGTGTGCGACATGGTGCGCAGTCAGTACAAAGGCAGGGTGATTATATGCGCTGATAACGATGCAAGCGGTGTAGGTATTGAAAAAGCCAATAAATGCGGGGTAGAAGTAATCTATTCGCCCATTGTTGGTGAAGATTTTAACGACATGGCAAAACGCGCAGGCATATTAGCGGTTGCGGATCTCATTATTGGCAAAAAGCAAAACCTGTTTGTTTCAGTCCATGATTTGATGGCAAACACCACACGCGCTGATTGGGTAATTAAAAACCTTCTTGAGCGCGGCTCAAACACATTATTGTTTGGTGAATCTGGGGCGTGTAAATCGCTGATTGCGATGGACTGGGCGTTCTGTATTGGCAACGGTATTGCGTGGCACGGTCATAAAACCAAGAAAGGCACGGTGGTGGTTATTGCTGGGGAAGGTCATCGAGGGCTTGCAATGAGGATGCAAGCTCTCAAACAAAAATACAACATGAATCCTGACAATATTTATTTTAGCACAAAAAGCGTTAATTTGCTCGATACAGACGCGGTAATGCGTGTAGCCAGTATATTAGATGGGTTAGGGCTAGACGAACCACCATGCGCCATTTTTATCGACACAATGCACAGAAATATGCACGGTGATGAGAATAGTAGTGAGGATATGGCGATATTCTTGGCTAACATGGAATTATTGGCTAAAAAATACAATGCAGCTATTGTGCCTGTTCACCACAGTGGTCATGGTGATAAAGGTCGGGCGCGTGGAAGTAGTGCTATTAAAGCAGGCATGGACGCAGAATTTTGCATGACAAAGAAATCTAAAATGGAAGTCACGCTGTCATGTACCAAATCAAAAGATTTTAGTGCAGGCAATAACATGGATTTTAGAATAAAAGTAATTGATCTTGACGGTGATTGCTTTTTTGACGATGACGAGGGAAAACAGATTGAGGGTGTTTATTTAGAATATGTTGGTGTTGGTGAGGAGAAAAAAGAGCTATCAGACAAAACCAAAAAGACGCTTGACGGATTAAAAATGGCAGTTGAAAAAACAAAAGTAGATGGGAAAAAGTATACATTGGAAGAAAAAGATCATTTTGTAGTGACGCTTGAACAATGGAAGCCATTTGCATTTGAATGCTATGCTGTAAAAAACACAGGACGACACGCAGGCTGGTTTAGAGATGGCGTAAAAACCCTTATAGAACAAGGTCTTGTTGAAAATAATGGGCAATGGTATTGGGAGAAAATATAGTATACATACATATACATTTGTATACTTTTGTATACTGTATAGGGTTGGCCAAAAAGTATACATACATATACACTGTTATTTATAACAGTGTATATATGTATAGTGGCTTGTATATTTAACTGTATGTTTAATTTTTTAAAAATAAAATTACTATTTTTTACTTTTTAGAATATAATCTTTTTAACCAACCAACTCAGAAATCACTTTATGGCGATTTATCAATAACTGGGTTGGTTGGTGACAGCTTGGAAAGACAAGCACTATCAAGCATAGCGTTTGAGCTTATGTGTTATAAGTGCCAAGGCAGGCTTAGATGCTATGACTTGATAGTACGCGCACAGCGCACCTGTAATGGCCAGACGCTCAGAAATAGGAGACTTGGGATTGGCTGAAAGTACGCCAACGAATACTGAGATTATTATCAACCAAAACACGGCCACCACTCATTGCAGTTTATGGCGTGGTGGTTTTTTAACCATGAAGAATTAAACCCTAACGCGTGTCCTCTCGCACGAAAAAAAGACGGGAGCAGTTTTACCGCAGCATTTTCTGATAATTTTGCAATGCGGGGTTATGGTTTAATTACTTGATGGTTAACTTAACAGGAACAAGAATGAATATATGCAGTTTTGGTGGAGGTGTTCAATCAACTGCAATGGCTATATTAGCCGCGCAAGGTAAAATCAAAGTTGATGCGTTTGTTTTTTGTGATACGGGATTTGAACAAACAATTGTTTTTGATTTTCTTCACGCGTTTACGTTGCCAATGCTTGAAAAAGCAGGAATTGCATTTTATATTGCTAAAGCAAGTGATTATTCTAAATATGCTGGCGATATGGAGTTACCGCCATTTTTTGCAAATAATAAAGAAACGCAGGGGCGTTTGCCTGCTTACTGTAGCGCAAAATGGAAACGTGAAGTTTTTGAGCGTTTTTGCAATAATGAATTTAAACAAAAAAAATATAATGTTTTAATGGGTTTCTCAACTGACGAAATCCACAGAGCAGCAAGAATGAAACCATCTAAAAAATGGAATAAGATTTTTCCATTGCTTGATTTTCAAATGCGCAGAAGTGATTGTATTGCATTAGTGCAAAGAACGTTTGATACTGAACCACCAAGATCATCATGCTGGATGTGTCCAAACCATACGCAAAAAGAATGGGCGCACGTTATGCAGTCACAAGATCGTGAAAAAGTGATTGAATTTGATAAAACCGTATTGCAGCCAAAAGGCTATTTTTTAACGTCACAGTTTAAACGTATTGAAGAATGTGATTTTATTGATGAGCATGAGGTTATGTTTACACGGTTATGTAGTGGCGGATGTTTTTTATAACAACAGGAACAAAAATGCAAATAATACAACGTAAAACTGCGGATTTAATACCGTATGTAAACAACGCACGAACACACAGCGAACAACAAGTGTTGCAGATTGCGGCAAGCATAAAAGAGTTTGGTTTTAATTCGCCCGTGCTGGTTGATGGGGAGAACGGCATTATTGCAGGTCATGGGCGCGTGTTGGCGGCTAAAAAATTAAATCTTGATGAAGTACCAATTATTGAGCTTAAACATCTCACTAAGACGCAGAAAAAGGCATATATTCTTGCAGATAATCGTTTGGCGTTGAATAGCGGTTGGGATAATGATTTGTTGGCGTTAGAGTTGGGGGAATTGTCGGACGATGGGTTTGATTTGGATTTGCTTGGGTTTGATGTTGACGAGTTAATTGGTTTTGATAATGAAATAAACTTTGATGCAGGAAATGAAGAAGATCAAGGGAAATTAGATAAATTAGATCCAAAATACATAAATTGTCCACATTGTGGAAAAGAGTTTGATAGTCGTGAAGCATGAATTAAAAATAGATTTTGCTACTCATGAAGCCGCAAAATATGCGTGTGAAAATTGGCATTACAGCAAATGTATTCCAGTTGGCAAACTTGTAAAAATTGGCGCATGGGAAAATGGTAAATTTATAGGCGTTGTTATTTTTGGACGTGGCGCAAATAAAGATGTTGGAAAACCTTACGATTGCGATCAAACAGAATGTGTTGAATTAGTAAGAATTGCATTAAAAAATCATTTAACTCCAGTTAGTAAAATTATGATGATAGCAGTTAAATTTTTAAAAAAAACAAATGAAAATATAAAGTTAATTGTTTCATTTGCAGATCAAGAACAAGGACATCATGGCGGAATATATCAAGCAACTAATTGGATTTATACTGGAACAACAACGCCAGCAGAAGAATATTTTTATAATGGAAAACGTTATCATGGAAGAGCCTTTAGAAAACAACACGGAAGTCATAAAAATTATTTAAATAAAGGCTTAAAAATTATCATGGGATCATCAAAACATAGATATTTAATGCCATTAAATGATAATATAAAACAAAAATTAATGTTATTATCAAAACCTTATCCAAAGCGTGGCACAAAGGCTATTTCTAGCGACCAGTTAGAAAGCGGAGGTGCAATCCCTACCGCCACGCTCCAATCATTAGGAGAACCAAATGGCTCTCACACCTAAACAAGAACGCTTTGCTCAACTGGTAGCCGAAGGCAAAACGCAGGCTGATGCTTATCGTGGGGCGTTTGATACAAAGCCAACAACTAAGCCTGAAACGATCATTGCTAACGCGTCACGGCTAATGGCTGACAGCAATATTTCAGCAATGGTTGACGAACTACGCAAACCAATCATTGAAGCCGTTGGCATTACACTTGAATCGCATTTAAAAGACTTAATGACATTGCGCAACCTTGCTGTAAAAAACAATCAAATAAACGCGGCTATTACGGCTGAAATTGCCAGAGGTAAAGCAGCAGGCGTATCAACAGATCGTGTTGAAGCAACTATAAAAACAGGTTACACATTTGTGGTTGAGCGAGCAGCGCGTGAAGATTAGGCTTAAGTTAACCGAACCACAAGAGGACTTCATTTTCAGTGAAGCAATCCACCCTGCAATGGTGGCGGGATATGGCGCGGGGAAATCACAAGCCGCTGTCATTAGACTGGCTTTGCTTGCACTTAAATACGATGGTTTATCGTTTGGATTTGTTGAGCCTACTTATGATCTTATCCGATTGATTGCCTTTCCGCGCTTTCAAGAAATACTTGATGAGTGGGGCGTTAAATATAATCTTAATAAAGCTGATGCTATTATCAAACTCGAAAACAATTCGCAGATTATTTTTAGATCAGCAGACAACCCAGAGCGTTTAGTTGGTTTCCAGTTAGCCGATGCGGTGATAGATGAAGCAGATACGTTGCGCGTTGACCAAGCCAAACTGGTTTGGACTAAAATGCTTGGACGGATTAGAGAACGAAAACCAGATAACTCACCTAACACGCTTGCAGCAGTATCAACACCAGAAGGTTTTGCTTTCATGTACGAAATGTGGGGCAAAGAACCACGCGATGGCTACGAGTTAATTAAAGCACCTACTTCAAGCAATCCATATTTGCCTGACGGCTATATCAAGCAACTTGAAGCAACGTATTCAAGCGCACAATTATCCGCGTATCTTGATGGAAATTTTGTAAACCTTAACGCTGGGAGCGTTTATCATGAATTTGATAGGAAGCTTAATGCAACGACTGAAACAATTATGCCTAATGATGTTTTACATATTGGTCTTGATTTTAATGTCGGGAATATGTCTGCCGTTGTTCATGTTGTTCGCAATGATACAGCTTGTGCTGTTATGGAGTTCACTGGCGTTTTCGATACGCCAACAATGGCGCGGTTATTAAAAGAACGCTACCCAACGCACAGGATTTTAATTTATCCTGACGCAAGCGGTAACGCTCGAAAATCAAACAACGCAAGCGAATCAGATCACAGCATTTTGCGCTCGTATGGGTTGCAAGTGTTGGTTAATTCACGCAACCCATTCATTAAAGATCGCGTGTTATCGGTTAACGCCATGATTCACAATTTAGGCGCAAGACGTTATTTTGTTAATGCGCAGTATTGTCCAATGCTGGTTGAATCACTTGAAAAGCAATGCTATGCAAAAACGGGTGAGCCTGACAAAGCTGGTGGATTTGACCACGTTGTTGATGCAACAGGTTATTTTATTGCGTATAGATACCCGCTAGTGAATAATAGACCAACATTTGCAGCAATTACAGGAATATAAAAATGGCAGTCGATACAAAACACAGCGAGTATCACGAATATTATGAGCAGTGGGAACGATGCGAACACGCAGCAGAAGGGCAAGACGAGATCCACGAATATGGTATTAAATACCTTCCACGTTTAAGCGGTCAAACTGACGCTGAATATTATGCTTACAAACAGCGGGCGTTATATTACAACGCTACAGCAAGAACGATTGATGGCTTAACGGGAATGATATTTCTTAAACCCGAAGTCATCACAGCACCTGCAGCAATGGATAATATTATTGCAGACGTGACAATGGGTGGGTTATCGTTGCATCAATTTGCTGAAGTTATTAGTGAAGAAGTTATCACCATTGGACGTTGTGCCGTGCTTGTCGATTTTCCACCTATTATAAACGCGGTAACACTTGCACAAGCACAGGCACAAGGCGCAAGACCTTACGCGACCATGTACGATGCAGAATCAATTATAAACTGGAAAACGGGGCGCATTAACAACGTTGAACAGTTAACACTTGTTGTGCTTGAAGAAGAAAACGAGATTGCAGTAGATGAGTTTGAATCTAAATGCGAACCACAATGGCGCGTTTTAGATTTAGGTGATGGTGGAATTTATCGTCAACGTGTTTTCAGAAAAGACAAACGCGGTGAATTTATTTTAGTGGATGAAATTTACCCACAAATAAACGGCAAAGCATTAAACAAAATACCGTTTGAGTTTTTTGGCGTGCGTGACAATTCACCATGTGTTGATAAGCCGCCATTGCTTGATCTTGTTGACGTGAATTTATCGCATTACAGAACTACAGCCGATTATGAACATGGCTTGCACTTTACTGGACTACCAACACCCGTTGTGACAGGATATTATTCAGATGATAAAAGCGCGTCACTGCGAATTGGTAGCGGCACGGCATGGTTATTGCCAGACCCGCAATCAAAAGCATTTTATCTTGAATTTACAGGTCAAGGTTTGGGTGAATTGCGGGAAGCATTGCGTTCAAAAGAAGCAATGATGGCAACGCTTGGAGCGCGAATCTTAGCACCTGAAAAACGCGCAGCAGAATCAGCGCAAACGGCTAATATTCACAGATCAAGTGAAAACAGTGTACTTGCTTCAATTTCACAATCAATCAGTATCGGATTAACGCACGTCATGGAATATTTACGTGATTGGTCGGGCGTAACTGGTGATGTTAAAATTGAGTTAAACCGTGATTTTATTCCAAACTCAATGACAGCTCAGGACTTGGATAGTTTGGTTAAGGCTTGGCAAAGCGGCTCAATCTCGCATCAAACTTTATTCGACAATCTTGTCGCTGGTGACATTATTATGCAGGACGTATCGTTTGATGATGAAATGGAGCGCATTGCAGTTATGCCTGCAACTGGTGGGATGTTGTAATGGAAGAATCAGCGAACACGCAACTACGCGATAAAACGATTGCACATGAAATTTATTTGCAAAGAATGTACGGTGGAACAACTAAAGACATAATGAAACTTCTTAAAGAAGTAGAAAAAGATTTAGTTTCAAAGTTGCGTGTTATGGATATGAATAGCGAATGGAGTATTGCGCGTATTGACGCACAGTTGCAATCGGTTCGCGCTATTATGAGTGAAGGCTATTCGCTTATTGGCAAAGAGCTAACACAACAAATGAAAGACGCAGCAGAGTATGAGCAAGAATGGCAAATCAAAGCCGTTAATGATTCAACGCCTGTTGTGCTGGATATGGTAGCGGTTGCGCCCGTGACGTTATTTGCTGCGATTGAATCAAAACCATTACAGGGAAAACTGATTAAAGAATGGATTGATAAATTAGATCAAGATAGTTACACGCGCATACAGGACGCTGTGCGTATCGGGTTAGTTGAAGGGCAATCTTATAGTGACGTGGTTAAGCGTATCACCGGCACGAAAGCATTGCAATATACCGATGGCATTAACTCACTTAACGCACGTCAAACACAGGCATTGGTATCAACTGCAATGGCACACGCCACCAATACAGCGCGTGATGAGTTTTATCAAAACAATAATGATTTGTTTAGCGGATTGCAATGGGTAAGCACACTCGATGGTCGGACTACTTCAATATGCCAAGCGCGTGACGGTAAAGTCTATCCGCTTGATAGTGGCGTTAGACCTCCCGCACATTTTAGATGCAGATCGGCAATGGTCAGCGTTTTAAAATCATGGCAAGCGTTAGGAATTAAAAATCCTGATGGTCGCACACGCGCATCGATGGATGGGCAAGTTGCGCAAACCGAAACTTATCAAACGTGGCTAAAGAAAAAACCAGAGGCGTTTCAAGATGAAGTGCTAGGAAAAGAAAAAGCGCAATTATTTCGTGATGGAACGCCATTAGACAGATTTGTTGATGCAAGCGGTCATACTTACACACTTAAACAATTAAAGAAAATTGAGAAATAAACCAGTAGTCAAGTAATCCTTGACAGTTGAACATTTATAAATCAATTAGTTAGTTAAAATATTTTCAAGGTGTTTATTTTTTTTAATTGATGTTTATTATCTTATGCTGTATAAATGCGACAAACACTCGCCATGTGTTTCTAGTGTCGTTGGTGTTACACCTTTCATCAGCGGCACACCCTAATTTGTAAGGAAATATTTATGTCATTTTTTGATAATATTGTTCATAAGGTTTCAGACGGTGCTAAAAAAGCAGTCGATGAAGCAACAGGTGCAGTTGATGATATTTCACACGGTGACATTATCGGTGCGGCAGAACACGTTGAAAATATCCGTGAAATTCCACAAGATACAGCGATTGAAATTATTAAAGACGCAATTTAGATTTTATTAACGATGGCAGAGCCGTCAACCACAACCCAGAGGGTTATATGTCAGAAGAATTAAGTATTGCAGAGCAAATTAAAGCCGCAGTTGATGAAGCAACAAGCGGACTTGCAAAGAAAAACGGTGAACTTTTAGCAGAGCTGAAAGAGGCACGAAAAGGAAAGCAAATAGATCCAGCGGAATTGGATAAACTACAAAATAAAATTGATGAGTTAGAAAACAATCTAACGGCATCACAAAAAACAATCAAAGATCAGCAAAAAGCATTTGAGCAAACTAAAGCCGCATTAGATTCAGAAAGTGGCTTCACATCTAAATTGCTTTTAGATAATGGCTTGACGGATGCACTTGTAAAAGCTGGTGTTGCTACACCATTTTTACCTGCAGTAAAAGCTATGTTATCATCACAGGCGAAAATCGCTATTGATGGCGACACACGCAAGGCAGTTATAGGCGACAAAGATTTAAGCGCGTTCGTAACTGAATGGGCAACCAGTGATGATGGCAAACATTATATTGCAGCACCACAGAATAACGGTGGTGGGGCAAATGGTGGTAGTGGTAGCACTGGACAACAAGTTGTAAGCCGTTCAACGTTTGACAATATGTCACACCCAGAGCGGGCAAGTTTTGCAAAAAGTGGCGGCAAAGTTACAGAGTCTTAATTTCTGTTTTCGATTGCCGTCTAATATTTATTTTTATTATAGAAGGCAATCAAAATGGCAAATGTTTTAAATTTTAGCAGCAGACATTTACAAAGCGGCAGACGTAGTTGGTCGTGAATTAGTTGGTTTTATCCCCTCAGCCACCATTAACGGTGACGCAACAACCCGCGCTGCAAAAGGCGACACAATCCGTGCAGCATTCACTCGCACACCAAGCGTTAACACTTCATTTGCGCCTTCAATGACAATTCCTGAAGGTACAGATCAAACCGTTGACAACAAAACAATGACGCTTGATTCTTACGCTTCGGTTCAGATTCCTTGGACTGGTGAAGATATTAAGCACGTCAATAATGGTGCAGGATACGAAACCATTTATGGCGATCAAATTGCTCAAGCAATCCGCGCATTGTGCAACAAAATTGAACAAGATTTATTCTCGGCTGCTTACAAAGGCGCATCACGCGCTGTAGGTACTGCTGGAACAACACCATTTGCGTCAAACTTCGACACTATTGCGCAAGTGCGTCAAATCTTAGTTGATAACGGTTGCCCAACTGATAATCAAATTTCATTGATTATGAACACAGCGGCTGGCGTTAAATTACGCAACCTTGCACAACTCCAACAAGTAAACACAAGCGGCAATGAAGCATTATTGCGTCAAGGTACTTTGCTTGATTTGCAAGGTATCATGATTAAAGAATCGGCTGGTATTACTACGCACACAAAAGGCGGTGGTACTTCTTACGTTACTTCTGGCTCAACTGCTGTTGGTGTTACTGACATTGCATTGGTAACAGGTAGCGGCACAGTATTAGCGGGTGACGTTGTAACATTTGCAGCGGATACCGTTAACAAATACGTTGTTGGCACTGGCGTTGCGGCTGCTGGTACTATTTCATTAAACGCTCCAGGCGCACAAAAAGTTATTGCTACAGCAAACGCTTTAACAATTGGCGATTCTTACACACCAAGTGTTGCTTTCCACAAATCAGCAGTTGAGTTAGGTATGCGCCCACCTGCAATGCCTAATGGTGGTGATTCTGCTGTTGACGTGATGACAGTACAAGACCCAACAAGCGGTTTAGTATTTGAAATTGCAGTTTATAAAGGTTATATGAAAACCATGCTTGAAGTACGTTGTTTGTATGGCGTAAAAGTATGGAAACCAAACCACGTTGCTACGTTGCTAGGTTAATTTTTCTAGGGGGTTCGCGTTCGTTCCTGTTCGCGTTCCCCCGCCTTTATTTATGTTAAGGATTAATTATGGCTAAATATTTACCAGATTTTAGAGTTGGTGACGATTACCCAATTGAATTGACAATAAAAGATTTAAACGGAAACGCTCAAAATATTACTGGGTATAAATTTTGGTTAACCTTAAAATCTTCTTTCGATTTAGATGATGCTAGTGCTGAATTGCAATTTATTTCAACTGTTGGAGATAATCCAAACGATCAACCTTTAAGCGGAATTTGTTTTTTATACGTTCCTGCATCAATTACTAAAGATATTCCTGCGGGAAGTTATTATTATGACATTCAACAAAAGGCTGGTGTAAATGGCGGATTATCAACGGTAATACCACCAGTTGCAGACTATAAAGATAAAGTAATTGTAGTTCCTCAAATAACGAGATCAGAACAATGATAACCGTCATTACTGAAAACAATATAATTGATATTTCAGTTATTGAAAATAATATTAATGTTAATTCTATAAAATCAAATGTTGTTCAAGTTACAACAGATAATAATATTATTGATGTTTCAGTTGAAAAACAAAATATAACTATTAACCCAGTTGGAGAAATAATTGTTCAAGCATTTCCAGCAGGGTTAAAAGGCGATAAAGGCGACACAGGGTTAAAAGGCGACACATCAACAATTCAAGAAATTGAAGATATAAACATAGATATACCACTTGGAACTCATTTTATTTATAAAAAAACAACTGATTTTAAAAATTGTATGATGTCATTTCTAGGCTTTCCAGTTGCTTATAATTATTCTGCAAAAGGAACGCCACAATTTTTTGATGCTTATCAAACTACTGGCGGTTTAAAAATATCAACGGAATTACAAAATGTCTGAAATTAAATTAAATACTTTAACGCCATTAACAGCGCCAACTGGCACTGAAATATCAAACATCGGCTCAATAACTTATACAATCAATAGCGACGCTGTAAAAATACCAATGTCAACGCTTAGAAAAGCTGATGGCAGCGATGCAATGGCTGATTTGTGCAATGGTTTAACCAATGATGAACTGCGAAACTCTGCTATTGATGT